CCTTATTTCCTTCTATAACCTTGTATCGATACTCTGGATCTTCCCAGCATCTCAGACTAGACTCAGATATTTTAACTAATGCTTCTGGATCGGCAAGATTCTGCCTAATGATTTCTATCATTTTCTTACGATACTCGGGATTTTGCCATTTCTCCTTATTTCCTTCTATAACCTTGTATCGATACTCTGGATCTTCCCAATTGAGTTTGCCGGCTTCAGACAATTTTGCCTTTACTTCTGGGCGAGAATTTATCTCCCGATTTACATCTATCATCTTGGCACAAAACTCTTCATCAAAACATTCCGCAAAAACACCATCATGCCAAAGTCCAGACGTAATGGTTGCTTGTAATTTAACCATATATGATTTATAATCATCATCAAGCCATTGTTTCTTCATTTTATTGCTTATGGCTTTAGACATCTTTACTCTATACTCTGGACGCTGCCAGCATTTTTTGGCGGATATTGATGATGATAATTTTCTTTCCTCTGTCTTTTCTGCTGTTATCATTTTAGACCTAAATTCATCATCCCGCCAACGCACAAGACTTTCTTGTTTCTTCTTCTCTCTATATTCTTCAGATTGTACAGTATTCAAATTACGCGATCTATATTCTTTGGTACTCCACAATCCCAATGCACGTTTGGAACAACCATTCTTAAAATCGTCGTCCTGTGTTGCACAAGTATGACAATTATATTTATTAGCCCGTTTAACTGTTCGCTTATAACACATATATAACATATCTCGTTCTATGCCACAAACATCACAAGACACCACAATTTTGTGTTTCTGTCTGGCTGTCTCCTCGGTAAGACCAAACTTCTCTTCAGTTTTATCCCAAAGTATCATATATACTCCTATTGACATTTAAATTTGCTTATTTTAAAATACTAAAAAAGGGAAGTCCAAAATTTCTAGACTTCCCTTTCAATAGCTAACTACCAACCACGCTCCCACCCCGGAACACAACCCCACCAGCAGCCAAGACCTCCTCGGCGTTAAACGATGCGCTAGATTGCAAGATCACCAGATTCAAAGCGATGAATTCGATCGCTTTGGTCGGCTTAATGAAGACCGAGACCCAGAGCTGATTTCTATCGCGTCGAGCTGGAGTATTATTCGTCTCATCACAAACGACCTTATAACCGTCCACGCCACGACGAGCTTGAATATCCGACAGGAACGGGTTGACCACATTCCGAACTTGAGCCCAGGCAGTCTCATCATTCGGCTCGAAAATGAAGTTCCGGAGAATCCGAAGCAAATTCTTCTTCAGATAGATAAGCAACATCCGGACATTGACCCGGTCAAGAGCCGTAGCTTGTCGCTGCAAAGTGCGCTGACCAAAAACCACGATCCCATCCTGAATGAAGGATACAATCGGATTGACAGCATTACCACTACCATACAGCAAGTCTCGCTCACCCTGGCCCGGGTTGTACTCAACCTCAAGTGCAGTGATCACTCGACCACGACGAAGCCCAGCAGGAGCATACCATTGTTCCGTTTCCCTGGCTGTACGAGCAAAAACAGCTGAAACATGACCCGAGGGTGGGACCCAAATATTCTGGTTATTATACTGATCGAAAATCTTCAACCAGCCCCAATACAAAGCGCCATAACTACTGTTGATCGCCGCCGCAACGTCGGAGGTCAACATGCCATTATGCCAATCCACAATTTGCTGCGGGCGAAGACCAAATGGTGGGTCTACCAGATAGATGGCATCACCACGCCCTTCGCAGAACTGAAGGCCCTGACCAATGACAGCACCCGAGGTGAACCCAGGAATAGCCAAGACATTGAAATCGTAAGCCTCAGAACTCTGAACAGAGAAAATACCCGTCAAATTCGCTGGGCTGCCAATGATAGCTGCATCAAGCTCGCTCGAGTACGCCGGATCGGTTGGAATGCCATTGGCCATTCCAGCAAATGCCTCATTGTTAAGGGCCGATGGCTGCCGCACAATGTAAGTCGATAAGGTCGGATCGTTCTCCAGAAACGCAGGCCGCTCTTCCCAGTTGATCATGGGATTCCCAGCGGCACCACCGTACTTGGTACCAGGATTAATCACAACGGCAATATACCGATCAGAAGTCTGGTCAAAACTCACATCTTGGATTAATTCAAGTTGAACTCCATCGGCATCTTTAATTGTGATCTGGTACCGACCCGAGGAATCCCCAACGACTTGTGTCTGGATCTCTAAGGTAACTGTATAGTCTTCGACCCAGGTGCCAGGAGTAGTGGCAACCAGCCAGCCGACGATGGCCTGAAAGTAGGCTGTATCGGCAGCACATTCGTCGCTAAGTGGATCGGTCTCACAGGAGAGCGGCGAGGACGGAGTGATTTCACCAGTCGCCGGAAGTGTAAGCCGGTTGTCAGTATATCCTCGATAACCCCTCGTATATGGGAATGCAATCCCAATCTCTTCAGCAAACCGAAGGGTCTTGATGTACGAATAGCTGGCCCTCAGATGAAGCTGATCAAGTATGTGAGCAAGCGACGTTATGACGATCACATGCGTACCGCCGCCGGCTACAGTGAGTTCGAAGGAGTTAAAGTATGTATCTCCTCGGATTACGCCAGCAAGTTCGATACTGCTAGCGATGTCGTCGGCTCCAAGACCAATTCCATTGGTGATCGAGAACTCAGCAGTTTCAGTGGTGTCATCTTCAGGAATAATATCCAGGACAACGCGGTTGTTCTGGCTAGTGATCGTATATGGGCCGCTATCGGCACCGATAAGGTACGATCTCGGAATGTCCCAAGCATACTGAGTAGACCCCACTTCGGCAGCCCAAGCACAAGTTGTCATCAACTGTATGCGGCGGCCGGCAACCCTGGTCCGGAGTTGGGGGACGACAACATCGTCCTCATCGGTATACTCAACAAAGAGATAATCTTCGCCGGCACCAACAAGGAGATTGGCGGCGTTGACAAGAGCAGCGACACCGGTGTAGGTCGCAGCGACGAACTGGAATACTGTTGCTACTCCACCTTCGACCGATACTGAGAAGCTACGATTGTCCGGCCGGGCAGTGAAGGAGAAGGTATCATTCTCTTCAAGACGACCAGGGCCAACATTAACCGTGAAGGCAAGTCCATCGCCAATATCGATGACATCGCTAGTCCCGGCACCATCGTCGGTAAGTGTTCCGGTGGACACAACAACATTGTCGCTGTTCCGGATAACTTCGTAGGTAGCACCAGCCATTGCCTCGCCATCATCGGGATCGCCAGTGATGAGTACGATCCAGCTATCATCTAGGCAGCCGGTATAATCGTCACTAGTACCAGTTTCTCCAGAGAAACGAAGGGCAGCTGTAGTTGCCCCATCGGTGGTTGACAATGATTGGTCGCTGTAGTCGAGGTTTTCAACTGCACTGTCATGGAAGACATAGGGCTCGTCAGTACTCAGTTCTCGTAAATTAATTCGACCGAAGTCAATACCGGTGAAGAGTGGCACACGTCCCCAGCCACTTCCTCTGTTTCCCGTGGTGTCGATCACAATGTCGTCGAGTGCGGCAGCTTGTCCTTCTTTTTCTTCAACGCCTACACGTACAATATAACATTGATTACCCTCCTCGAGGTATGCCAGGACAGCATACATGAGGTAGGATGTGGGGAAGGGCTCACCAAAGTTATCGACGGCCATTTGGGCGTTCGAACAGAAAATTGGCGTATTCAAGGGGCCTTTGCTCGCGGTGCCAATAAAGGCCGGGCGAAGAGGCCCGATACTAGAAGGCACAAAGCTCAGATTTATCTCTCTGGGGTAAACTCCCGCGCTAAGAAAAGTCGCCATTTCTGATCTCCATAGTATTACAAGGTTATCATATCTTTGACAACAGAAATCTTAATTTCTTCTCGCCAGATATTTTCGGGAAGTCCTTTGTGGCCTTTCGATTCTGTTTGTGGATTTGCACAAAATCAAGCCATAATTGAATTATTGTGCCGCCGCCGTTTCACTATCGAAGATGACCCGGATTTGCTGCCTGCGCTGCAGATTATTGATCTGCGCTTCGTTGGTATAGGTCTTCGGGAGCGTCACCGTTTTGCCTGGTCCAAGCTGAATTGCTTGCTCGTGTAGGAAGAAATCACCACCAGGTGGCCTCACCTGCAACGGAATCGTCTGCTTGCTACGATTATAAATCTGCACAACATCTGATTGTTTTGACATCACTCACTCGTGGGTTTATAAGTATAGTTGTAGTTTCCCAATGCAGCCAGCAAGATATCCGAAGATATCGCTTTCTCAATGTCGCCAATTGCTTCCTTAATAACAGTAGTGTGCCCCAGCACAGTCGGCACAACAGTTTCTGGTAATGGCAACCATGCCTCGGCCGTCATTTTGTACTCATACCTAATTTTGGCTCTCTGGTCAAATCCTATTTCCTTATCACTAGCATCCGCTGAGCCCTCAAACCTCAGCTGAATATTCCCTTGCAAGTGCTTATCCCACATCGTAAATTCGGCCAGAGGATTAAATCTGGTCAAGACCTGGTAAAGAATATAATCCGCATCCCGCTTATATTGAGCCCACATTACCAAGTCATATGAAACTAAATACGGCACGGGCCGATAGATCTTCGCAACCCTATCCATCCTATTACTAGTATACCGTAAAGCCATCGGCAGATAGGCAGGGCTAAACTTCTCCGGATTATACTCATGCCCAGTCCTACTCAAAGACCCCACGGGCAACCGCACACGCCCATCTCGCAACTGATCTCTCCAAATCAGCAGACTCTTATCACCACCCGCAATCTTAACCCGCATAAATCTGTATGTATCCTTGACAGGAATCCGCATGCCCGACCAGTAATTCTTCATCGCCTCATCAAGCGATCTGAACCCCTGGTTCAGATACTCCTCAACATACTCTGGATCAGTACCGGGTAGCTCACCAAATATATTGGTCCTACCCTGCTGAACATCACTGAGTTGCTTGGCTGCGGGCGATCTATCGACGATCTGTGGTTGTGTCTGAAGTTCACCGGCATGGGGATACCCAGTCTTCGGACAAGCCGTAAACTGATTACTAAAGTCATGTATCGGCATCAATGTACCCCACCGGATCTAAGCAAACCCATTACTCCATTTTTACTAGCCAACATACTCTTGATTACCGCCTGCTGTTGCTGGATCTGCTTTCTCTTTGCCTCTACCACATCTGGCAAAATATTCTGGGTAACAGTAATAGAATAACCAGTAGTCCCAGTGGCCGTCCTATAGGCCCCAATCTTGCCGGATCTGGCCCTAGCACCATTCCTACCATCAATCCTTGCAGTACGATCGTTTAAGCGAGCCGCAATAGCCCCGGCTAGTACACAGGATATTGTGCGCAAATGAGCCTGATGATCAGAGCTCACGCGGTCAAGCATGGTCGCGGCGGATGAGAATTCTAATGCCATATTGTAGCTTTTACTGATGATCGACAACGTTCTCTGGCATATCATACCCAATTAATTGGATCTGATCAGTAGCGGGTCGGATATTAACATCGCCAGAGATCAGGCTTGACTGGCAATTCAGATATAGCCAAGTATACCTAAAATTACCCTTCTCTTGGGCATTATTCACATAGTAATACTTGGGCTTCTGGGCAGAGACACTATTATAGGGAACCTCTATCAAATCCCCAGTACGGAGCAAGCGCTCCCCGAACTTCTCATAGATATCTGATAATGCAAATGCTATCTCGGTCTGATTGTTCGCAACATCGACACCCCACTGGGTCAACTCAAATTCCAATGGTTGCGGAACAAAAGTTGCTTTGAAATATTGTGGCATCCAATATGTCGGATCTGGGTCCTCATCCCAAATATCATCAACGTCCTCGTTCATGGTCCTGGTATGAACCTGGACAAGACCACCACCGACCGATATCATCTCCTTGACGATGCGCCGGGCAGTCTCGATATCTCTGGAATTAATATCATGGACTTGATAGAGAGGATGCATCACCTCTATATCTGACCGATAGCCAAGGGGCGTATTGGTAGCGATCGTATCGCTCGGTGTTTGACTAAATCGATGAAGCATTACTAACCTATATAGGGATCACTCGGATCATTACCGGGATAACGCAAATTCGGATGACTAAAGTCCCTGGGCGTATTGAACAACTGCGGCGTAATTCCAAACAAATTGCCCTCCTGCTTATATGGATCGGGACGCACTATAACAGGCTCCTGGCGAGATGGATCCTTGCAAAATCCCTGATCTAGAACCTCACACTCCGCATACTCCGGCTCATCCTCATCCTCCTGCTTGGCCAGATCCCTAAGTATCTGATGGTAATCCGGCATGCTAGTACAACCTGGCTCACAGATTGGACAATAAGCAGGCAACACAAACCACCTTTTCCGGACACCGTTAGACTCGCCATTATTTATCTGGTACCGGATGTAGGATCCAGGTATCGCCTCCAATGCCTCTGCCAAGTTTACTGTGGCACCACCACACTCGTTCCACCTAGCCAGGGTGGTTGAGGTAAGTGCACTAGTTGGTTCGCAGCCAGGCGCAATTATCACATCCTTGCCAATAACATCCAACTTATGCTCTATATAAATCTGGCAAGGACATTCGAGCACTCCAGCATCATTCACAGCACCGAAATCTATCATAAGATGGCTCCTGTGGTCTGGTCTCGGCGAGCTTCGCGGTTCAGCAAGCACATTGCTCTCCTGCATTCCTATTCTATCTTTACAGAAGCCCCCCAAGGCACCAGAATATAAACCCAGGGCCACAATCTACCCCAAAGCAGTCTTTACTTTTAGCAGAACACTCTTTACTCGCGACGGGTCACCAAGCTTTATATAGTCCGGCAATCCTAAAGCTCGTGAGAGAACCTCTGGTAATTGGATCTGGATATCATCGTCAGAGATAATACTTATCATCAACGTCGAATCAGAAATGTCAATATAGAGGATAGCGTCCTCAGAGGTAGAATCAGTGTACTCGACATCGGGCCTTGAAAAACCCATAGCCATCGCGGTATCTACCAAAGCATCAGCAATATCATTCTTAACATTTACTATACGACCACGCGAAGTCGACACAACTCCCTCTGTGATCCCTGACAATTTCATCTATTCTCGCCTACCGCAAAGAAATTATTCTGGATTTTTGTGAATACACCAAGCTAGAAATTATTCTGGATTTTTGTGAATACACCAAGCTATGGTCCTTGGTTATGACTAAGTCTCTAATCCCATAACATCTTTGGTATATAAAGACGCCACAAAAGAATCTTTCATTATAAATGGTTCGGCCTCTAGCCATCTACCCTTAATAACATCCCTGGCATACTCATAAGCCCATTGAGGTCCTCTCATTATAATTGGCTCAGCTTCAGTCCACCTACCCCCAATAACATCCCTAGCATATTGAGATGCTTGCTGGGGATCCCTCTTTATAACTGGTTCTATCTCTGGGAATCTTTCCCCAGATTCCATTGCATACATATAGCCGAAACCCCAATCAATTTTAACTAACAACTTCAATAATCTTATGCGTTCCTTGCCCTCAAATTCCCCATCGTAAACATCCATCACCTGCTCAGAATAAGCATGGGCAAGAGCATAGCGTTCTCCGTTCTTGTAGATAACATATAATAGACCATCCCTGAGATATTCTTTAGCAGTGTCTAGATTGGCTGTACACCAATCAGTACCACTACATACAATAGTAGATGCCTTGGGATCTGTTATCTTAACGATTTGGTAGGGCGGCCTATCTAATACTAGTTCTGCGCCTGATGGTAAGGCCAATTGTCCCGTTCTTCCCTTCTTTTTGGCTTGTCTTTTGGAAACTCCTACCTCAGCTAGGGCTTTGGATAATCTGCCAGGAGTATAATTATTTATATCCTTGTCTGATAATTGTCGTTTGTGCTGATGAAATTGTTTTAGTAATCGGGTTATTTTTTCGTTATCTTCCGGTATTCGGATAGTATTCTTATTGTGTTGTCTGATTATCCATTCTGTATACTTGCCCCTAATGGGATCGAGGGCTGTGAGTTGCTCTATTTGCTTGATAGCTTTATCTGGTGGAGTATTCCTATAGTGTTTCTTGAGGAATATAGGGATTCTTCGCTCAATATCCTTAAGAGTAGCTTCGGCAATCATTGATAATTTCATACAATCGTACTTGCAAGAGACCCAAGAGACAGCAAAAGAGGCAGTAACCAAAGCCATTTCACGATCTGGAGGGGTTCACCAAGGTATATGGCCTTTTCAATCAGACCATTCCGCTCCTCAGTGCCCTCCGCAATCAGTGCCTCACCATCCAATCCCAAACTGCTACCATCAGGCAATGGGATACCAGCAAGCTTACGCCGAACCTGCCCCACCATGATCTTGGCTTCTGCGAGGAGCATATCATAAGCCACATGCTTAGCCTGCGGGCTCCGAAAATGGTTGACTACAGGATAGTACATGACGACCACGGGAAACGCCCCCTTGGGCGTCGGATATAGTCGGATGAGTTGCTCCCCGGGTCCGCCGTCGACTTCACCGACAACGTCCCAATGCCCCTCGGTCCCGAGGACCTTTTGCGAGAATCGTCTGTAGCTCTGCAGCAAATGATAGTCCGTGAGAATATTCTGTATACCAGATATGTTGCCTATATTGAAAGCCAATGGGAAGTCAAATGTATTTAAGGAGGTAGGACCCATGCCACCGAGCACATGGTAGGATTGGAGCCATCTTTCTCCATGCACTCTAGAGCCACACAAAATATGGGCTATCTCATGGATCAACGTATCGAATGGTCCAATCGGATGTGTCCTGATGTCCAACGAGACAAAAACATCACCAGTCCTCAAATCAGCAGCACCAGCAATAGAAAGCGGCAAAAAATGAATTATCATAATTCCCTCCAATTTATGTTTGAAACAGCAATCGACCATAAGTCGAAAGCCTGGCTGCTTGAGTGCCGGGAAAAAGGACTCAGCCAGCGGGACATGGCCAAATTAGCAGGGATCAGCGCACATAGCATCCGCCTATGGCTCAAAAAACACGACATCGCCTGGAGAACTATATCTGAATCATTATTACAACAGTCCAATAAAGTGTCTGCTAGGTCAAAGAAAGTATGGTCTGATCCTGCCAAAAGAACAGCCCATAGCAAGAAGATGCAAGATGTACAAGCAAAAAGGAAATCACAATTATCTGTCTCGGCCAAAAAGAATTGGGCCGAGAACAGGGCCACTATCGTCAAAGGAATCC